GCTTGATCATCTCATCATTACCAAATATATGCCCTATAACTTCACCATATTTTGAAACTAATACTGTCACTTTTTAAGCTCCAATGTTGATAAAGATGACATAGTGATTATTGAAGGAGTATCAGCAAAGCCACCTTTGGCTTCAAATGAACCATAATAAATATTTGAGTATTTTGTGATATATGCCAGCTGAAGCACTATTGTTTTTGTACCAGTGGAAGCAGGTAAGATATAAACTGGCGTTGCTGTAACCCCAATAAAGCGAATTGTACTATTCCCATCATAAAATGTTGGGTAAATTTCCTGAGTGTATGCAACGGTGCCATTTACTAATACTCTACAAGCTAAAGTCACACATTTTAAGATGTCATAAGAAGATGAATATTGGGTGATCCTCACCTTACAGTCAAAGACAAAAGAACCATCAATCCTTAGTTTACCTCCTTGCGTTTGCACATTAAGAGTAACTAAATCTTGTGTATAACCAACTGAACCTGCCATTGAATTAGAAACAGCGAAATAAAATTTACGCTCTGTTTGATTAATTACCCCGGAAGGGACAGTAACGGCTTCATCTTGGATTTTTAAAGTGTCTATTGCTCCGTTTTTAATGTGAGCATTATCAACTTCAATATCACCCAAATCAGCGCTAATGGTGCTTAGATTTTCTGCCCAGATTCTATTTGCATTAATATACCCAAAACTACCATTGTCGACATACAAACCACGCGGAATAACAGTACCGTTTGGCAAAGTAACCGGAGTGTTTTGCAGGGTCATTAATGGTTTAGGTTCTACACCATCAACACCGACAGGCGTACCAAACTGAATTGCATCATAATTGAATATGAAAGTTGAAGTCGTACCATCGTTCATTGATCCATGACCAGAAACATGGCCATTTACATCGAACTTAGTAAACTGCTGAGCATAGATGCCATCCACACTTTCACTGACATTTTGAATAGACGCACTATTCTCACCGACTTTTGTTTGCAACGTTTCCGTTACTTTTATCGTTGAAGAAATAGCACTAGCATTTGCATTGATTTGTTGCTGAAACAAAGCATTGCTGTCATTCAATTGTGCAGACACTTGATCTGTACGTTTAGATTGAGCCAAATCGCCTTCAATACGTGCAGATTGCTCTGACCAGACACCCGCATAGCCTCCCTCATTACCAATTAACTCGGATTCCGAGCCGATTAAAGGCGGGGTAAGCTGTGCATATACCCCATCAAGTCTGATTGTTTGAGCAGTAACCTTTTTATCAACCTCGTTAATATCCGACTTAACTTGAGTAATGTCACCAGTAGTGGCTTTGTCTTTCAACTCGATATTGATGTTCTTGATAGCTTCAATATTTGCTGAAGATTGATCGACACCAATTTTTGCAGTATCTCGAACTATGGCAAGAGCGTTGTCATTGCTAGCAATATAGTTATCAATCTTTTGGACTGTAATTTTATCGCCTTCAATACGTGATTGAACTTCTTGCTGGGTATAAGCTTGTAAATCACCTAGTACAGCATTAGTTGAATCAACTCGCTTACTTACAACAAGATCACTTTCAATTCGTGCTGATTGTTCAGACCAAACCCCTGCATAACCGCCATCATTACCAATCAAATCAGAATCAGAACCAATTAGCGGTGGGTTAATCTGTGCATAAACTCCATCAATTCGCGTTGTTTGAGCAGTTATCTTGTTATCAACATCTTTAATGTCAGACTTAACTTGAACAATATCACCTGTACTTGCTTTATCTTTTAAATCAACCTTAATAGATTGAATCTGCTCTGCATTTGCAGCAGATTGATCTGCCGCAACATTAGCTTGTGATAAAGCTGTTGCCGATGTTTGTTTAGCTTCATTCGCATTATCTGCCGCATTATTTGCAGTATTTGCCGCTGTCGATGCTTCCGCATGGGCTTGCTGAGCAATAGAAGCTGCTGAGCCTGCCTCAGAAACCGCCGTTTCTGCCTTACTAATTGCAGAAGCTGCATTTTGTTTAGCTTCATTAGCATTTGCATCAACAGTATTCACTCTGCTATCTAATTCAGTTAATGCCTTAGCATTGCTTTCTGAATTAGACACAGCAGATTCAGCTGTTTGCCGAACATTCGCAAGAGCTAGATCATTACTCGCCCGATAATCAGTCAACGCTTTTGTAACAACCTTGTCGCCTTCAATGCGCGCAATTTGCTCTGAATTGATACTTGCTGCATTATCATTTACAGAAACAATAACTTGATCTGTACGTTTTGCCTGTAATAAATCTCCTTCTTGAACAGCAGATAAAATCGACCAGACACCTGCATAGCCAGCATCATTTCCAATTAAATCAGATTCTGAGCCAATTAAAGCAGGTTTAGTAACGACCTCAACCCCTGTTACGCGTTCAGCTAATGCTCTATCTGCATCAATTCGCGCCTTACTTTCATCAGTAACCAAAGCACGAGTTTGAACATCATTTTCAATTGACTCAGCTCTCACTGTTTCAATTAATAATGCATTCGCAGAATCACCCTCAACACGTGCATTCGCTTCTTGTTGTATTGCTGCTGCATTATCTCCAGCTTGTGCAACTACAGTATCAATTCTTTGGCCCAATGCACTATCAGCATCAGTTCTTGCCTTTTCCTCACGTTGAATTGCCGCTGCATTATCTGAAGAACTAGCACTAACTGTATCAATTCTTTGAGAGAGATGATCATCACCACTAATACGTTCTTCTTTTTCAGATGTAATGGCCGTATCTCGCAATTTTGCTTCTGCAAGAATTGCAGCTTCACGTGCCTTTTGTTCTGAAAAATCAGCATTAATCCTGTCTTGAACTTCCTGAGCAATTAACTGATTTGTGGAATCAATATCTTTGATTCGTGCATCACGCTCTATTGCAAGGCTGTTGTTTGCTTGATCTACAGCTTGCTGAACAGAGTCTTTACGATCTTTAACTTCTTGTGCAATCTGATCTTTCGTATTTTGAATATCTTGAAGAATACCCGGAATTTGAGCATCAATATTTTCAATATGATCGATCTTAGTTTGTAAGTCTTGGCTTAGCTCTGTTTCAGAAATTTTACCTTCCAAAATTTCTAAAATTTCAGATGCATCAGCAGAAGTTGTTGCACTTGTCCAGTCAGACCAATGGCCAATATTACCGATACGGTCAATCAAGCGGCCACGATAGAATTGAGTTAAATTTGGTTGCAACCCCTGAATCGTATGTGTTGAAGTTGGGTATGCAAATAAGCCCAATTGAGCAATATTGCTTTTGCCATCTGGCGAAACTTGGATTTCTGTATAAGCAGTATCAAGCGCACCAGTTGATGGAAAGCCCCAATTTAGCCGCATACCAAACAAAATACCTGTTGCTTGTATGAATGCTAAAGCAGGCGGTAAACCTTGCTTACCAACTAACTTTGTAAGTGTTGAATATGCTGGCAATGATGAAATATCAGAAACATTAATTGCTGTAACTTTTGCTTGATAGTTACCTGCATAAATACCCGATACCTCAATTGAATTATTGCCAGTAACTGGAAGCTTAATCCAGCTACCATCATCTTTTCGCCATTCGACCAGATACTTAACCGCACCTTTTGCTTGCGTCCAAGACACAACCATAGTTGCAATATTAATCCCTTGATCAATGCGATCTTCACTTGTAATGGCAATATTTGAAACTGGTTCTTGAATATTGGGATTAACAATTGAAATTGGCACATCAATGTAATGAGCACCTTTATCAATAGCATCAAACTTTTTTGGATTGTACTCAATTGCGGTGATGGTAAATTGATGTGAATCACTTTGTACAACTGACAAAACCCTAAATTTAAGCGTAGCCAAATCTTGGGCATCGATAACCCAAATATTTTGGCGTGCAATAGAGTTTTCATCAAAAGCCACAGTAACTGTTACGACACGCCCTGTAACTGATTGAACAATACGAGTTTGAGCTTTCCCGTTTTCACCATTAATTACTAGACGGTCCCCAGCTATTGCAACAACGTCATCACGATCAAGAGTAATGCTTTTTCTATCTGCTGAAATTGCAGAAATGCGACCACCGTTTGCTCTTCCAGCAAAAATAGGATCTGCAAATTCAATCACTTTACCCGGCAAAGGAATATGGCCGTCTAATCCAACTTTAAAAGTCACAGTACGTGTTTCAAGTTGTTCAGACTTTAAAGCCCACAAGCCTGCTCGTTGTGCTTGCCCACGCGATGTGCACCCCCACGCATCAAGTTCAAGTAAGCGCACCTGTTTCATTTCAGAAATGGCTTTCTCATCACGCACAAATTCATATTCAGTCTTATAGTGATTGGCTGGGTTATCCCAAGCTACTTTTACTGCATTATGTCTATCACGGGCACGTGTACCATTATGATCCGGCTCCCCGATAATATTTGCACGGGTATATGTGAAATAGGTATCTTGTGGAATATCAGCATCACAAACAATGCTATCCCCATCCCAATAAGTAATAGCTCGAAAAACACCAGCTAATTTTGTAAGAATGCTATAAGCATCTTCAGCGCTCTGAAGATAAATGTTACATGTGAAACGTGGTTCTTGACCGCCCAACCCGTCTGGTACCAACTCATCACAGTATTGGGCTAAACGGTATAAAGACCATTTATCAAGCATTCCATCTGTAATTCGCTCACCAATTCCGTAGCGCTTAGATGTGCAAAGATCATAGTAAATCCATGCAGGGTTGTTTGAATATGCGCGTTTAAAAGTGCCATCCCAAAACCCAATGTATTCGCGGGTTTCAGGGTTGTAATTTGTCGGTACCTTAATTTTTACGCCTTTCAAATCAACCGCAAGTTTTGCGACTGATCCACCGAATGTTTCAGCATCGTATTGCAGTGAAACTAATGCTGTATTTGGATAGCGTAATTTAGCGTCTATAACTTCAGTGACAGCCTTAACATACATTTTGTCGCTGATATATTCGGATATTGAGTTGGGAGTAATTCGGCGAACACGAACGAGCCAGCCTGAATCGGCTTTGGGTAAGTCAATACGATGTGGACGCTCATAATTATCAGATGTTTTATCTGAAATTTTTGCTCTTAATACTTCTGACCATGCTCCGCCATCAGTTTGCAAGTCCACCGCGTATTCAATGGTATAGCCAGTAACATCACCCGTTGTTGGGTCTTGGTTGCGTAGTGGCCCCCAACGTAAACGTAAACGTACTGCATCAAGATCTAGGTTGTTAAAAGAGCGCACCCAAGGTGTAGATGATTTAAGCTCTACGTCAATCGGGATTTCATTTTCAACTGCCGGGAAGCCTTCAATGTATTCTTGATCGTTTGTTCCGGATCTAAAATTAACAGTAACGTTTTCAAAGTTCTTGTTGCCGTTTTCATCTTGCAACGGAGTATCTTCAAGCAAAATTGATTGATAGCCGTTTGCTAATCCCTCGACTTCACCCTCCGCTAGACCAATCAACTCTTTTATATAAGTTTTAGATTGTGCGGAGTCTGGTGCAACTACTGGTTGTCTTGGTTGCTGGTTTCCCTTTTTTGCGCCTTTTACCATCACTGTCATATCAAATCCCACGCAATAAAAAAGGCGCCAAAAAGCGCCTATAACTAACTTAAAAATTACATCTGATCTTCTGGATATTGACCAGCACTTAATACGAAGCCGCCGACTTCACGTCTACCATAGAGAATCGGTACTGGGTAACCTTGCGCTGCTGTGGTTACTGCACTCCCAAAACCAAAGTTTGCCCGGTTCCCGTCTTGGTTTTGATTTTGATTAGTTTGGGCTTTCGGCATGAGCATTGATGCAATACCTCCCATAGCCATGCCTGCACCAGCGCCAATTAATGCAACACCGTAAGCTGAAGACGTACCGCCAGTCATCACACCTGCAACAATCAGAACTACTCCAAGAACTAATTGTAAGACTCCACTATTAC